ATTCTTTTAGACAAGCAATTTGGTTAAATCAAAGTAAAACACTTGACAAACACTATCAAATAGGTTATCATACTATTTTTAAACCTCTTGTTAGATATGCGTATAAAGATAATAATACATCTAACAAGATTATTAGAAAGTGGTTAGAGGGTGTTGCACGTAGAAGAACTGCCGATATTTGGATGCAGAAGAAAGGCAAACGACATTGGGCAGGTGCAGTTGAAAGAGCAATACTAGAACCATTATGTTATATTGTAGGAAAACTAAATGGAAGAACTAATTAAAGTATTTGGTGAGAGATACGCTTCTCTTACAGAAGATGAAAAAGAAATAGTTAGAGGATTACAAGGAACAGCAGAAGGAAGAGTCTTAGCAAAAATATTAGGACCTGATATTATGGGTTTAATAAGATTAAGAAAACCTACAAAGACTGTTGTAAGACGTGGTTTAGGTACACGATAAATACCTAGTTTGTTGGCTACTCATACCCCATATGATGGCTACTTTGACCCCAACAAGGAGAATATAATGACTGAAGGAATGACAAAGGAAGCAACACCTAAAAAAGTTGCGTTTATGACTAAACCTTATTCTAATGAACAAAGAATTGAAAAAGAGGAAAAGGAATTAAAAGAACTAACTGAAGAGCAAAAGGGTGAAGCAAAAGAAGAAGAACCCTCTAGTCCTGAAGAAAAAACTTTTAAGAAGAGATACTCTGATTTAAGAAGACATCAACAAAAACAATCAGAAGAATTTAAATCTAAGATAGAAGCACTAGAAAGTCAACTATCTGAAGCAACTAGAAAAGAAATGAGACTACCAACATCTGAAGAAGATTTAGATGCTTGGGTTAAAAAGTATCCCGATGTAGCTGCAATAGTTGAAACAATTGCTATAAAGAAAGCCAAAGAACAATCGGCTGATATACAAAAAAAATTACAAGCAATTGATGAGATGAAAATATCAGCAACAAAAGAAAAAGCTGAAGCAGAATTATTACACATACATCCTGACTTTGCTGATATCAGAGAAAGTGATGACTTCCATGAGTGGGCAGAGGAACAACCTAAGTGGGTTCAAGATGCCTTATATGAAAACGATAGTGATGCACGTTCTGCTGCAAGAGCTATAGACTTATACAAAGTTGATAGAAATATTAAAAAAGAAAGTGGTCAACAGTCAAATGATATAGCAAAGACTGTTTCAACAAAGTCTATGAGAAGTAAGCCACAAGAAAAAAATAAAGGTGGTATTAGAGAATCAGATGTTCAAAAAATGTCTGCACAACAATATGAGAAAAACTCTGAAGCTATAATGGAATCAATGCGTAACGGTACATTTATATATGATGTATCAGGTTCTGCTAGATAGGAATACATTATGGCACATCATAGTAAAATATACACTCCTAAAAAGGAGGAAGAGTATATAGCACCGTTTGGTCCTGTAATGGGATACAAAAAAATGTCTCCATCTTTTTTAAGAAAGATGAATGAGTTAATGAGTCCTGATTTAGAAGATTGGTCAGATAGCTTAGTAGGTAAAGTTAAACAAGAGTTAAGATTTAGCGAAGAGATAGAAAAACTATGGTTAAACGAGTTTTCACATTTTATTGGTAGATTTCATAATTACGTTGAATATAGACATTCTTTTGGTAGAGATAAACTAGATACTGAGAATAATAATTATGGAATACAAATAGCATCAGGATGGTTTGTACGACAATTTGAAAACGAATACAACCCATTACATATTCACACAGGTTCTAGGATGTCTTGTGTTGGATATCTAGCATTACCTAAAGGTATTGATAAAGAATGGGAAGAAGACTATAAAGACCATCATCCTGCAAATGGGCATATACAGTTTGCTCATGGTACACCGTCAGGATATAGTCAAACAAATTTTATGGTTAAACCACAAGTAGGAGACTTTTATGTATTTCCTGCAGAATTATTTCATTGTGTTTATCCATTTAAGACTAAGGGAGAAAGACGTTCCTTTAGTGTAAACTTTAGTTTTGTTGAAGTTCCTAAAGAAAAAACTGTTGACAAATAAAGTTTTATATATATAACTATATATAAGAGTATAAGTATAGCCCACATATATGTGATTACCTTTACTTATATTACTTATAATTTAAGCAAACAACAATAATTTAAAAGAATACCTGATAAACATAGCCCATTGACTATAAGACTGTACACCTTATACGATATGCACCTTACGTAAGTCAGCCCTTGTTAATAAATTTGTACGTTTTGCATATGTGTAAATATTCTTAAAGGAGAATAACTATGGCATTTTCAAGTGCAGCAGGTTATGGTAATCTTCCTAATGGTAATTTTAGCCCAATTATTTACAGCAAACAGGTACAACTTGCATTTCGCAAGTCATCAGTCGTTGAAGAAATCACTAATTCAGATTACTTTGGCGAAATTGCTAACATGGGTGATTCCGTTAAGGTTATTAAAGAACCTGAAATCACAGTTAAGGCATACTCTCGTGGTACAGCAATTACACCACAAGACCTTGACGATGAAGAGTTCAGCCTAACAATTGACAAAGCTAACTACTTTGCATTTAAGGTTGATGATATCGAAGAAGCACACAGTCACGTTAACTTTCAACAGTTAGCTTCAGACCGTGCTGCATATAGACTAGCCGACCAATTTGACCAAGATGTTCTTGGTTACTTGTCAGGCTTTAAGCAGTCAGCATTACATAGTGCTGCTGATACTGTCAACACAACTGTAAACGGTGCTAAAGCCGTTTCAACATCCTCTAGTGGTTCTAACTTAGTGGGTGCAGAATTATTAGCTTCAATGTCTATTGATGCTTCTGATTTTACACAGACTAATGGTACTGCAGGTACTGCAAATAATGCAATTGGTCTTGAGCCAAGAGCAGGTGGTGCAACAGCAGCCAAGAGTGGAACAACAGGTAATGCATTTCCATTACAGGTTATTGCACGTATGTCTAGACTATTAGACCAGCAAAATGTTGACACAACAAACAGATGGTTAGTTCTTGACCCAGTATTTATTGAAATTTTAAAAGATGAAGATTCACGTCTTTTAAATGGAGATTTTGGTGGTTCAGGGCTACAAAATGGTCTTGTTTTAAATAATTTACATGGTTTTAAAGTATACACATCTAACAACCTTCCGTCATTAGGCACAGGTCCTTCTACAACAGGTGGTCAGAATACTTCAAACTTTGGAATTATTGTGGCAGGTCATTCATCTGCTGTGGCTACTGCTGAACAAATCAACAAAACAGAAACTTACAGAGACCCTGATAGTTTCGCTGATATTGTTCGTGGTATGCATTTGTATGGCAGAAAGATACTCAGACCTGAAGCTATCGTGACTGCTGCATATTGTTTAGCGTAAGGGAGAATTTAATATGGCATTAGGCGATAATACAACTTCAGTTGCTAGAGGTATGGGTTCTAGAGGTAGACAGCCATACTTTATTCAGCATACACTAGACTTTGCTCAAGCAGTAACAGATAAAGGCACTGCTCTTGCAGCTAATGACGTTATTCCTGGACTAACTATTCCTGCGAATACTGTTATACTTCATGCAGGTTTTGAAGTTACAGAAGCACACGCTGGTACTTCTACAGACACTGATTTTGACTTTGGCATAACAGGTGGAGACCTCGACAACTTTGTTGATGGTTTTGACTTTGATGGTGCAAGTGTAGGTGATTATGCTCCTACTCCTGCAGCATATGCTCCAGTTATTGTTGGTGGCACTTCAGATACTATTGACATTGAAATTCAAGCAATGACAGGTACAACAACTGGAGGTAAACTCCGATTGTTTGCTATATGCATGGATATCGATGACATTGGCACAATGACTGCTGATGAAGTAGATAGAGATACATTAGCGTAACTCATAAATTATAGGGGGCAAGGCAACTTGCCCTCTTTCTCATGGATACATTATGGCAGAAACATTTCTTACACATACGAATAGAGTAATAGCACGTTTAAATGAAGTACAGTTAACTTCTAGTGATTTTACTAACTCAAGAGGTATTCAAACACAATGTAAGAACGCTGTAAACGAAGCCGTAAGATTTATTAATCAAAAAGAATTTCAATATCCTTTTAATCACACAACAAAAACAGAAACATTAACTGCTGGAACATTTAAATATAGTATACCTACAGATGCTAAAACTGTAGATTACAATACATTTAGATTAGTAAAAGACAGCGATTTAGGAACTAGTGGTGGTAAACTAAGGATAATAGACTATAATGATTATGTAAATTCATACATAACTCAAGAAGACGAAATAAGCACAACTACATTAAGCACTTCACATACAGATTCTGTTACTACAATTACAGTTGTAAGCACAACAGGATTTGATAGTGCAGGTACTTTATTTATAGGAAATGAACAAGTAACCTATACAGGAACAACAAGCACAACATTTACGGGGGCAACACGAGGTGCTAATTCAACAACAGCATCAGCACATGATAGTGGTGTTTCAGTTGCACAGTTTGAAAGAGGAGGTATACCACAGTCTGTTATTAGAACTCCTGATAATAACTATATTTTATATCCTTATCCTACAAAATCTTTTTCTATAAAATATGATTACTTTTCTTTTCCAAGTGACATGACAGCACATAGTGACACAACAACCATACCTGATAGGTTTGCACCTGTTATAGCAGATGGTGCTACAGCTTTTGTATATCAATATAGAGGAGAAACCACACAGTACGGTATTAACTTTGCACGATTTGAACAAGGCATAAAAAATATGCAAACACTATTAGTAAATAGATTTGACTATGTTAGGTCTACATTTATACCACGACAAGGATATTCAAATACGTCAGATATAACAACAAGAGTAAGCTAATATGCCTGACCAATCTCAAGTAAGCCCTTTTGCATTTCCATGTCAAGGTGGTTTAGTTTTAAATCAACCAACATTTAATATGCAACCTGGTCAAGCATTAGAGTTAGAAAACTTTGAACCTGACATAGATGGTGGTTATAGAAGAATAGATGGTTTTCAAAAATTTGTAAATCAAATAGTTCCTCAAACATCTTCTTCTAGTGAAGAAGTATTAATGGTAGTAAACTTTGCAGATAAAATAGTAGCTGCAAGAGGACAAAAAATATTTAGTTCAGCTTCTACTGAATTAGCTACAGCTATAACATCGGATGCAACAATGTCAGGTTCAGGAACTATAACTGTAGATAGTACAACTGGATTTAGTTCAAGTGGTACATTACAAATTAATTCAGAAGTATTTACTTATACTGGTGTAACATCAACAACTTTTACAGGTGTAACAAGAGCAACAAGTTCGACAAGTGCTGCAGCTCACGCAGTAGATAATGTAGTTTCAGAAAATTGGACAGAAAGAGATGCAAGTAGAAGTAGTGCATCAAGATATAATTTTGAACGATTTAATTTTGATGGTAATGATAAGTTAGTTGTTGTTGATGGAGATAATAACCCAACATTTTTTAACTCTGCTATGTCTGCAACAGATATTACATCAGCAGGTGGTGGAGAAGTAAGCACAGCAGTTACGGGTGCTAAGTTTGTTGCAGCATTTAAAGACCATATGTTTTATGCTGGTATGTCAAGCACACCACAAGAAATAGTGTTTAGTGTACCTTTTGATGAAGATAATTTTGCAACAGGTAGTGGTGCTGGTAGTATTAAAGTTGACAATACTATAACAGGATTAAAAGTTTTCCGTAATGATTTATTTATATTTTGCGAAAGTAGAATATTTAAATTAAGTGGTACTTCATTAAGTGATTTTGCAATAACACCTGTTACTAGAAATATAGGATGTATAGAACCTTTTGGTAGTACAATTCAAGAATTTGCAGGTGACTTAATATTTTTAGGACCTGATGGTTTACGTACTGTTGCAGGTACAGCAAGAATTGGTGACGTTGAGATTGGAACAATTAGTAAAAGTATACAATCTTTAATTGATGATAATATTAAAAATGCTGATTTATTTAATTCAATAGTTATACCTGATAAAACACAATATAGATTATTTTTTAACAAAACAGGTTTGACTGAAGAAAATACAATAGGTGTTATATGTGTTTTAAAAGGACAACAGTTTGAATTTGCTAAACTAAAAGGAATTAAACCATCATCAACAGATACCATTGTTGAATCAGGAGATGTTATAGCAGTACATGGTGGTTTTGATGGTTATGTTTACCGACAAGAAAAAGGTAATGACTTTGATGGAACAGCAATAAATGGCAAATATAGAAGTCCCGATTTAACATTTGGAGACCCTGGTATTCGTAAAC